GCCCGACAAACATACGTCTAAGCTATCAAAGACTGAGCTTGAACTAGGCGGTATTCCCAACTCTAGTGAGGACGTAAAGCACGCGCATGCTAATAGTATCAACACTTACATCGAGGAATATGTTGGTATTGATGCGGAAGGAAACTACAGAGAAAAAGAGTCTATGGGTGACATGTATTTTACGAGAACGTTAAATGACTGGGCCCGATTTGATATTAATAACCGAACCAAACACGATGCCTCGATTAGTTCAGGATTGGCATTAATGGCATCAAGAAGACACCTATTTATACCTGTTAAACAGGAATCTAAAATAAGTGTTAAATTTGTAAGATATAAGAATACTGGCATAAGAAGCGAAATTATCGAATAATGGATAAACCATCAGTTGTTATCTCCTCATTACCCTTTCCGGACCAAATGGCGCCAGATGAAGTCAAGGCGACATATGAGTACGGATTAAAGGTAGGAAAAGCCATCGAAGGGGAGTGGTTTAAGAGGAAGTCTAATTCAAGCAGATTTTATCAGCAGTGGGGTGAATTCCACCGCCTGAGACTATATGCCCGTGGAGAACAGCCTGTACAAAAGTACAAGGACGAGATCGCTGTTAATGGCGACATATCAATGCTTAACTTGGATTGGACTCCGGTTCCAATCATACCTAAGTTTGTTGACGTTGTTGTCAATGGAATGCTAGACAGACCATACACCATTAAGGCTGAGGCTCAGGACGTTCTATCTGCTGAGAAGAAGAACGTGTTCCAGGATATGATCGAGGCTGACATGGTAGCCAAGGACTTCTTAACGATGACCAAGGAAACACTTGGAATTGACGCGTTCAACGTAAATCCAGATGAGCTGCCTGCAAATGATCAGGAGCTTTCTCTGTACATGCAGATGAACTACAAGCCATCCATTGAGATTGCTGAAGAGATTGCCATCAACACACTTCTCAAGATGAATGACTATGAAGATGTGTTGAGAGACTATTACTACGACGTAGCCACGATAGGACTTGGTGTTGCTAAACATGAGTTTCTTATCAACGATGGCGTTAAGGTTGAGTATGTAGACCCAGCAAACTGGATCCACAGCTATACTGAAAAGAGTGACTTCTCTGATTGCTTCTACTTCGGAGAGGTTAAGCAAGTTCACTACACTGAGCTGCTTAAAATGAATCCAAACCTTACTGACGAGGAGCTTACTGAGATTAAGAACGCAGGTTCAGCTTGGTATGACTACTTCCCTATAATTCGTAACTACCAAGACGACGCATTCTTAAATGAGGTTGTGACGTTGCTGTACTTTAATTATAAGACTCACAAGAAGTTTGTTTGGAAAAAGAAATTACTTGAAAACGGAGGAGAGCGAGTGATCCGTAAGGATGACAACTTTAACCCACCACCAAACGAAATGTTTGAGGTAGTTGAAGCCGTTCGCGACGTTTGGTATGAAGGTGTGTTGGTCGGTGGATCAAACATCATCATTAAGTGGGAGATGATGAAGAACATGGTTCGTCCTAAGTCTGCATCACAGAAAGCACTTCCAAACTACATTGCTTACGCTCCACGTTACTATAAAGGAAATATTGAGTCACTCGTTCGTCGAATGATTCCATTTGCCGATCAGATCCAATTGACTCACTTGAAGCTACAGCAAGTTATGGCTCGCGTAGTTCCTGATGGTGTGTTCATTGATGCTGATGGTATTAATGAGGTAGACCTTGGAACAGGTGCCGCATACAACCCTGAGGATGCGCTCAATCTATACTTCCAAACAGGTAGTGTGATTGGACGTAGCTACACACAAGACGGTGAGTTCAACAACGCGCGTATTCCAATTCAAGAGCTTAACTCAAATAGTGGCCAAGCTAAGATGGCTGCCCTTATCGGCAACTACAACCACTACTTGAATATGATCCGCGATGTGACGGGTGTAAACGAGGTGCGTGATGCATCAACACCACACCCAGATGCTTTGGTTGGTGTTCAGAAGCTTGCAGCGCTAAACTCAAACACAGCTACTCGCCACATCTTAGAAGCTGGTCTTAATGTCACTAAAAGAGTTGCTGAGTGCTTATCTATCCGCGTTGCTGACATACTTGAGTATGCTGACTTCGCTGAGGAGTTTGCTATGCAGATTGGCAAGTACAACATGGCGATACTTGAAGACGTTAAGGATCTATACCTACACGACTTTGGTATCTTTATTGAGATTGCCCCAGATGAAGAGCAGAAGGCTCAGCTCGAGCAGAACATTCAGATGGCGTTACAGCAGCAGACAATTGACCTAGAGGATGCAATTGACATTCGCATGATCAACAACATTAAGCTTGCAAACGAGATGCTTAAGATGAAACGTCGTAAGCGTATGGAGCAGAAGCAGAAAGAGAAAGAGATGGAGTTCCAAATGCAGATGCAGACAAACATCCAATCTTCTCAAGCAGCTGCTGAAGCTAAGGCACAGGTCATCCAATTGGAAGGCCAAACAAAAGCTCAAATCAAGCAGATGGAAGTTCAAGGCGACATTCAGAAGATGCAGGCAGAAGCCGAGCTCAAGAAAGAGCTAATGGCTATTGAGTTCCAATACAACATGCAGTTGAACGGAATGCAGATGCAGACATTAAAAGATCGTGAAACTGAGAAGGAGAAGGCGAAAGATAAACGAGTCGACCTACAGGCCACTCGTCAGTCTGAGCTAATCAACCAACGACAAAACAACCTACCACCTCAAAACTTTGAGAGTACTGAAGACTCACTTGATGGCTTCGATTTAGAAGCGTTTGGACCTAAATAATGGCATATATAGAACATAACTTCTTCCCTTTGAAAGTATTCGTTAGAAATGAATACATGTATCAACATCAAAAAGGACAAGGAGAGTTTACACCTGGCGTTATAATGTCAGTTAGATGCATGCCTGGTCAGGCTGCACTATTCCAAGTTCTATTAGAGAACGGAGTAATGCGCGATAAGTTACCAAGCCATGCGTTATTAACTAAGCCCGAGCTACCTGATCCAGATCTACCATTCCACTTCTTACAGATATGGAACTGCTTCTCATACAACTTTACGTTACTACACCTATCTTATGTGTATGACACAAAAGTTGAGGTTTACATGAAAGACCATAAGTTCTATCCGGGTAGTTACTATGCCACCATCAACTGGGGAGCGAATGACTTAAATACTGATCTATCATTAGCAGAGGATGCACTAGAGCATAAGAGTCATCACATCATTTTACTTGACAATGGTCAAATAGCACTACAGCCAAACAACCGCATTAAGTGGTCTGAGCCATCATTTGTTACAAAGCCTTTTCCAGAGCGCCCTGACTATCTAGTGAATACAGACTACTACAACTGCGAGAGCTTTGATAAGTGGCACACAGAAGATTCTGATCGTATGTTCTACGATAATGAATAAATAAAATAATTATTAACTTTGTCAAAATTAAATTAAATGGAAGGTGAATTTAAAGTAAGAGCTGTAGAATTCGAAGAGAAGTCTATGGCTGAAAAAGAAGCAGCGCTTCTTGAAGGATTAGAGGATCACTCTGGTGATAATGATACCATCAAGGTAGACTTGACGGAAGGTCAACCAGCTGCTGAGCCAATAGTAGATAATAACCCACCACAAGAGGTGGATTTAGATGATAATAAAGTTCTTTCATATCTAGGTAAAAGATGGAACAAAGAGATCACATCTTTAGATGAGTTAGTTGAGCAGCGAGCACAAGCTGAAGAACTACCTGAAGATGTCTCTGCGTTTCTAAAGTATAAGAAAGATACTGGGCGTGGTATTGAAGACTTCATGAAGTTGAATGTCGACTACAGCGCCATGGATGAAGATTCTTTGCTTTACCAATACCACAAAGAACAGAACCCAGAGCTTGATGCTGATGAGGTGAAGTTTGAGCTCGAGTCTAAGTATTCATATGATGAGGACTTTGATGATGACAAGCACATTAAAAAGGTAAAGCTAGAACGTAAAAAAGAGCTGACTAAGGCTCGTGACTACTTTAATAAACTAAAAGAACAGTATAAAGCTCCGCTTGAGTCAAGGGATGCTTTTGTTCCAGCAGAAGAAAAAGAAGCTTACGAATCTTACAAGCAATATAAACAAGCCGCAACTAGCGAGCAAGAGGAACAAACGAAGCGGTCTCAGTATTTTGCTGACAAGACTAGTGAGTTGTTTTCAGATAAGTTTGAAGGTTTCAAATTTGCAATTGACGAAGACAAAGCACTAACCTATAAACCAGCAGAAGCTAAGTCACTTCTTGAGGAGCAGTCTTCACTAAAGAACTTTGTAAATAAGTTCCTAAATGAAGAGGGTTACCTAAAGGATGCTGAGTTATTCCATCGAGCAATAGCGATTGCTTCGAACCCTGATAAGTTTGCGAAGTTCTTCTATGAGAAAGGAATGGCAGACACAGTTGATACAGTCTCTAAGGAGTCAAAGAATATCGACATGGTGCGCCAATCTACTCAGGTGACTAAGAAAACTGAAGGTGGTTTCCAGGTAAGAGCTGTAGAGCCTAGTTACGGTAACAGATTAGTTATTAAACAAAAACCTAAAAACTAGAAAAAATGGCTGGTACATTAGCTGTATCTCCGGGTCCATTGTTGACCCCGAGTGCTGTAAAGGCAACATTGCCTACAAACTACATCACAAATTTTGATTTCTTGAATCAATATTTGCCTGACACTTACGAGCAAGAATTTGAGCGTTACGGTAACCGTTCAATTGCATCTTTCTTGCGTATGGTAGGTGCAGAACTTCCTACTAACTCTGACCTCATTAAATGGGCAGAACAAGGTCGTCTTCACACGAAGTACACTGGATTGACTTATGGTTCATTAGGAACACCTGCTGCTGGTCAGCAAGTATTTACACTTCCTTCAGGAACTTGTAATTTCCGTAATGGCCAAACTGTATTTCTTTCATCTGAAAGTAATTCAGCTCAATCCGCAAAAGGCGTTATCGTAGATGTAACTTCAAATACATTTACTGTTGCTTACTATTCTGCATTTGGATCAACTCCATTTACATCTGGTACTGTTACTGCATTTGTATATGGTTCTGAATTCAAAAAAGGAACTAGTGGTATGGATGGTTCATTAGAATCACAGGATCTTTTCTTCGACAACAAGCCTATTATCATTAAAGATACATATCGTGTATCTGGTTCTGACATGGCTCAAGTTGGTTGGGTTGAGGTTACTACTGAAAATGGTGCTACTGGTTACTACTGGTATATGAAGTCTGAGCACGAAACTCGTTTACGTTTTGAGGACTACCTCGAAATGGCAATGGTTGAAGGCGTTCCTGCTGCTTCTAACTCAGGTGCCGCTACTGCCCTTGGTGTTACTTCTCCAACACCACCTGCAACTACAGGTGCTGGTACTCAAGGTATGTTCAATGCCATTGAAAGCCGTGGTAATGTTTGGTCTGGTGGTAACCCATCTTCTTTAGGTGACTTCGATACAATCGTACAACGTCTTGACAAGCAAGGTGCTATCGCTGAGAACGTATTGTTCTTAAACCGTCAGTTCTCTTTCGACATCGACGATATGTTGGCTGCTCAGAACTCTTACGGTGCTGGTGGTACTTCTTATGGTTTGTTTGACAACAGCGAAGAAATGGCCCTTAACCTTGGTTTCTCTGGATTCCGTCGTGGTTATGAGTTCTACAAGACTGATTGGAAATACCTTAACGACGCAACTCTCCGCGGTGGTATCGTTGGTGGTGCTGTTAATGGTGTTTTGGTTCCTGCTGGTACAATGAGCGTTTACGATCAAGTACTTGGTAAGAATGCAAAACGTCCATTCCTTCACGTTCGTTACCGTGCTTCTGAAGCTGAAAACCGTCGTTACAAAACTTGGATGACTGGTTCAGCTGGTGGTGCACAAACTAGCTCATTAGATGCTATGGAGGTCAACTTCTTGTCAGAGCGTGCGCTTTGTACATTAGGTGCTAACAACTTCTTTATCTTCAAAGGATAAGAAGACTAATAATACGAGAGGGGTTACGGCCCCTCTCTATTTTTTTAATAATTCAAATTATATCAAATGAACAGAGTAAAGCTAGAGCCTAAGGATAGGACTTATTTATTAAATATGCAAGAAGCTCCATTGAGCTATTTTATTGCACACAAAGACACTCCTCGTAAACGTCTTTTGTATTACAATGAAGAGACCAATACGAATCACCCACTTCGCTACGCGCGAAATTCAAAAAGCCCATTTCAAGACGAACAAGATGCTAACGTTATTGTTGAGCCTATTGTATTTGAAGATGGTATTTTAAAAGTTCCAAAGAATAACCCAGTACTTCAAGAATTCTTATATTATCATCCTAATAATGGATCAGAATTTTATGAATTTGACTCAGAAAAAGATGCTCAAGAAGATGTTGAGGAGTTATTCTCTGAGATTGATGCATTACTTTTAGCTCGTGATTTAGCTGACAAAGACTTTAATACTCTTGAGGCAGTAGCTAGATTGGTATTAAGTTCAAATGTAGACAACATGAGCTCTACAGAGATTAAGCGTGACATGATGTTGTTTGCTAAGCGTTATCCACAAGACTTTATGGAGGCTGCGTCTGATCCACTTCTTAAGATCAATAACTTTGCAGCTCGTGCATTTACATCAGGTTACTTTACGTTCCGTGGAAATAAAGACATCCACTTCAACCTAAAAGACAACAAGAAACGTTTAATAACTGTTCCATTTGGACATGATCATATTCACGCGCTTGCATCATATCTGCAATCAGATGAAGGCTTAGAGCTATACAAATTTCTTGAAGAAAAGTTTTCAGGAAATGATTAAGATTTTATATGGTAGTAACAAATAATATTATATATTTGCTACTTCTAATTTAGTCATTGGAAACAGAAGTAATGGGATATCAGGTAAGATCGATATCCCTTTATTTTTTTTGATTAACTTTGAGCATTGTTTAACCCATTAAATTTTTAGAAAATGGAAAAGTTTTTATCTATCCCGGTTACCAGTGCTGGTAATCAATTGGTTGCAGTAACTAATGTTATTTTAGTTGATGCTGCTTCCGCTACTGCCACTGCTACTGCAATTACTTATGCTGGTGGTAAAGTTGTTACATTGACTCATGCTGCTCAAGTTGCATTTAGTATGCGCGATGCAATCCAAAATGGAATTGCTAATGCATTACAAACATCTTGGACTAACCCAGTCTATGAAATTACTGTCCCACAAGCAGTAAGTGATATTGCCGTAGCTTAATCTAAAGCTAACTACTACTAAAGGGCACTTCTAATGGAGTGCCTTTTTTTATTTATCTTTGTACAAAAGCAGTCAGATGATCAATGACGTTCGAAATACAGTACTCTCTATAATCAGCAAGGATAACCGTGGCTTTATTACGCCATTGGAATTTAATCAATTTGCCAAACAAGCACAGCTTGAGATTTTTGGTCAGTACATGTTTAATTACAGCAATGCAATCAATAAGCAGAATGCTAGAATGCATGGAGAAGGATATACAGATATTCCTAAGAATATGGCCGAAGTCATAGATTCATTCTCTGTTTTTTCGCCACTACCATATAATGGCATTACAAGTAGATTTACATTGCCTAATGATTACTTCTTCTTAGATAAAGTAATCTATAATAATAACACAGAGGTAGAGAAGGTTAGTCATCGTAAGATATTAAACCTAGTAAACTCAAACCTAACTGCTCCTACTGCTGCATATCCAGTATACACAATGGATCAGAGTGGAATTATTGTATATCCAACAGCAATAGCACCTCCGCCGCCTTATGCATCTACATCTATAGCGGCACAATATTTAAGATACCCAAGAGACCCGCAATGGACTTATTTAGTTGATGCATTTGGTGATCCGTTCTTTAATCCAAGTGACTCGAATTACGTTGACTTTGAATTACCGCTTGATGACTTTGCTAACTTGGTTATCAAGATCCTCGAATACTCTGGTATATCAATTGGAGATAAAGATGTCGTAGCAGCAGCTAAGGCAGAAGAAGTACAAGACATTCAACAAAAACAATAATGGCATATATTACTAACTATCAGTACTATACCAACAATGGTAACATTCCTGAGGACGCCAATTGGGGGTCTTATCAGTACGTCAGTTTGGCTTACATAGTGAACAACTTTATATTGAATTATGTTGGCAATGACAAGTTGGTAAATAATGTCGACCGATATACTGTTCTTTTTCACGCAAAAAGAGCCATCCAAGAACTTAACTACGACGCGCTTAGAAATATCAAAGTGCTTGAGTTTGAGCTTGGTGATCAATTAAAGATGGTATTGCCGCCTGACTACGTGAACTATGCAAGGATATCAATGCTCCGAAATGGTGTAATGTATCCACTTACAGAGTCTCGTCAGAGCATCACAGCTACAGCGTATCTCCAAGACAACAATGGTGACATTGTATTTGACTCAAATGGTGAGGTAGTTATTGGTGAGGCTAAGCTAGACATACTACGTCAACAGAATCAATTATACGTAGGCCCTGGCCCATACTACAACCAATGGGGTTGGGAGTATGAAGGAGAGTGGTACTTTGGATATCCTATCGCTAATAACTTTGGTTTAGAGACAGCTGATGCAAATATAAACCCAAGGTTCTTTGTAAATAAAGCAGCTGGTGTTATTGACTTCACGTCTGGTGTTCAGTACGCATATATTGTACTTGAATACATTTCAGATGGCATGGAGAACGGTGACGATTCTCTTATCACAATCAACAAGCTTGCTGAGG